CATAGCAATCAACTATATGAGACTTGGTGTATCTGCCAAGGACGTTTACGGTTCAATTTTGGGTATTGCAGAGGCTTTAGGTTCTTCACAGTATGCTACTAAAGGTGTCGTAGAAAATATGGCACTATTCCAAGCCCAACTTGGAATTTCTACAAAAACATCGGCTCAATTTTTGAAGACGATGGCGATGGTTAGTAACTCTACGTTGGCGGCCCAAAAAGACATGATGTTTTTTGCACAACATATGTCGGCTGCTGCCGGAGTTCCTTTGGATGCTGTAATGAATGATGTCGCGGAAGCGTCTCAAGATAGTTATCAATTTTTATCACGTAATCCATTAGAACTTGTAAAAGCGGCAATTGAAGCCAAGAGATTAGGGACAAGTTTGATGTCTGCTACAAAATCTTCTTCTTCACTGTTAAACTTTACTGAAAGTGTTAAGAGTGAAATGGAAGCCAGTGTTTTATTGGGTAAATCAATCAATCTCCAAAAAGCCCGTGAATTGGCATATCATAGAGATATAAGAGGTCTTAACAATGAAATTTTAAAGATTGCCAAAGAAACAAATTTTGAAAATCTTGACCCATTTCAACAAGAAGCCATAGCAAAATCTTTAGGTAAATCTGCCGGAGAAATAGCAAACATGGTTCAATCCGATAGAGAAAGACAGGCTTTACAATCTCACATGACCGAAGAACAGAGAAAACAGTATAGGGAATATGAGAAGATGCTGAGTGCCAATGATAAAACGGCAAAAAACTATGAGAAGATGGCAAAAGACCAAATTACTCAAATGAGTAATCAAGCCGCAATGAAAGCCATATCTGCAGCATGGAGTGGTATTTTAGCAAAGATAAGTGAAGCAGTATTACCAGCAATTGCTGTGGTATTAACTGGCATTGCAAAAGTATTGAATTCGATAAACGGTGAATGGTTAAAGTGGGTAGGATACATTGCCATACCTGCCGGTATTTTATATGGAATTTTTAAAATATTTTCAAGCATCAATAAAGTTTTGGTGTTCATGGGTAAAGAAGCAATGTCATTCAAAGGATTGTGGGAAACAATTGTTTCACCTATAAAACGTGTAATCGAATTTATCGGTAAAATCAATTTTAGTGTTGGTAAAACGTTGGAGTGGGTAGGAAAAATCGGCAAGGTATTTGCTAGAGTTTTGATACCTCTATTGTTTGCTTACAATATCTTTTTAAGAATAAAAGGATTGATGAATGATGCTTCATATATGGCAAATACAGGATTTTTAGGTGCATTGAAAAATATTCCTAAAGCAATCGGTGCTATATTCATGGCATTATGGGATACAATTAACGATTTGTTTTTTGGTCTTCCAAATATGTTGTTGAAGGGAATTGTGGCTGTTAGCGAAGCAGTTTACAATGCAATTAAATTCCCATTTGTAAAGGCTTGGGATTGGTTGAAGAGCACGTTCTTAGGTAACTCTCCATCACAATTGGGATTGATGATTTTGGATGGTATCATGGCAGTTGAGTCTTTAATTGTTAAAGCATTAATCTCCCCATTTACAAAAGCGTGGGACTTTATAAAAGGATTGCCAATAGTATCTAATTTCTTTGGTCATAAAAATGTTGGTGCTGCGGCTGGCCCCGAAGCAAAAGCAACAATGACAGTTGAAAGACCTAAAGCCGAAGTTGATTCTAAGAAGGCCGCAAACGCAAATGTATCTGATGCCGTCAATGGTATGGGCGATGATATGGCAAAGAGAATGATGGCAATCGTTGATGCTATTAATTCTTTGAGGTCTGATATGAAGAATGGTGCTTTAACGGCAAATGTTTACATTGACAGTCAAAAATTAGATTCCGCAGTCGGTAGAAGATTAGCCTACACAGGTCAATTGACGTAATACTTATTAACATATGCCTAATCCAGCAATAACCGTGGTAAGATTGTCAAATTTTCCACCTAAATTACATAATGTGCCACCTAACTATCCGTTGGGGCCGGCACCTGGTAAATTGCAATTGCTGTTAAATTCCAACGCACATCAAATCTATCACAAGTATAGTCCATTCACTAATTACAATGATAGTATTTTGGGCGGCATATTATCAGACCAACAACCATTTGTTTACACATACATTGATGAATTTCAAAATTCTGCCTTTACTAAATTACCAGAATCGGTAAAGGGTTTGGCAAATATTGCCAATATCAATCAAGATTCAATCAATGATATAGTTCGTGTTTCAAAGTTTTTGATTTCATCGTGGGGCGTTCAATTCTTGATAACTCAAGCGGCAGTTCAAAGAACTGCTCCATTTGACGAAACTCGTATTTACAATCCTTTGTCCCCAATTTTGGCAACGGTTCAACCATTGACTTTAGGAATAGGCAATCTTCCAACAAGACACATAGAAGGTGGATTATTAGGATTGGCAAATTCAGTAACATCAACGGTTGGTATTAATTTAACAAACGGATTTCAAACACCAAAAAGCACGGTTGGTGATGGGGCGTTGCCATCTTTGGCAAAAGGTCAAGGTAAGGGTTTGATTCGTGGTAGTGACGCTAATACGGCGTTAGTAGCATTGAAACAACGTTGGGGTGCAACTCAATCAACCGGAACAAGTTTGGGTCTTAGTGGATTGTTATCTACTATTGGGTCATCTTTCAAAGCATTTTTTGGTAGTGCTCCAAAATCTCCTGGAACATATAGAGCCGATGAACAAGCCGCAGATTTGATGTATAATAGTAAAACACAATATACATTACAATTTGGAACAACTGCAATGTTTTATTGGTTCCAACCTTGGTATAATGGAAACACTGGCAACAGACCAGGCGGAATGTTTAAACTATGGCCTACTCCGCAAATTCTTACTAATAACATAATTGTTCCTTATTTTCAATATGATAAGGTAGCCAATAGAATTACTGCCACGATACCTAATGATTTGGGTAATAACATGGCCGTAGGTTATCCTCCATCTGCAAAAGGAAATAAATATACAGATTCAATTTTCCCAGCAAAAGACCAACAATATACCAACTCTGATATGTTGGTTAATTTTGCCGATTACATAAAAGCCGACGAAACGTATATAACCAAATTATCAGACCCAAATAATGAACAAGTGGCGACAATGAATAAACAATTGTCATATGTAGTTCAAGGAATCAACCAACTTAGCACAACGTATAATGCTACATCGGCGGTATTATCTGGTCTATTACCATCTGGATTGTTGACGGACAAAGCCAATATGGGATATAACAAGATAACCAATATCAAAGATTTGAACTTGAACACAGGTCAGAATAGTGCCCGTCAAGAATACAAATATGGTTCTCCAGGTGTTGTAGATAAGACAATTCCAAAGGCAATTGATGATTTATTCAAAAAAGTTGATGGAACAAGTTTAAGAATGGCAACAACATTTAAGTCTGATGGTATAAATATGTTGGGCATCCTTCCTAATAACCAAACCATTAATGACGAAAATGTGGCTGCGGTGTATGGTAATTGGACTGAATGGAAGCCATATGATGACGATTTGATTGCTTTCTTTTTCTATGATGTAGTCAATTCTAAATTCATACCTTTCAGAGCAACCGTAAAAGGTATATCAGAAGGTAATACGGCATTTTGGGATGAACTTCGTTTCATCGGACGTTCTGACCAATTGTATTCATACAACGGATTTAGTAGAACATTGTCATTCACATTTAACGTGGTAATTAACAGTGTTAGAGAACTTCTTCCTTCTTGGAAGAAAATCAACTATTTGGCAAGTGCTGTCAAACCATCGAACTATACAACAGGACAAAATGTTAATCAGAAGTTTAACAGATTCATTGTTCCTCCAATGTTTATGTTGACTATTGGTGATTTGTATAAATTTCAACCTATGGTAATTACATCAATTAACGTAAATATTCCTGATGATGCTTCATGGGAAACCTTGAATGAAATTAATGCAAAACAAGGATGGAGTTATTTGAATGGATTGATTACTGCACCATCAATCGGTAAAAATTACGGTCAACTTCCAAGAGAAGCCGAAATTGCAATCACTTGTAACTTACTTGAAAAAGAAAGAGCCATCGTTGGTGGTTCTCATTTTGGTCACGAACCTCGTATTGACGATTGGGAATTGTCAAGTTCTGCGGACAGATTCTTGACCTCGAATGACCCATATACTTCGTTCTTGCCTGCTCCTACGACATTACATCAAAATTTCGTTGAATGGAATGCTCCAGGCTCACCAAATGCTATAACATCACCTAATGCTATGACACAACAATCAATAGCATCTGCTACGTCAACTACAAATATTAACACAACACAAGCATCAACAAAACAATTTGAATTGACATCAAAACCAACTACTGCCGGTGATATAATGGCGCCACCACAATTTGCCACACCAAATAGTAGTTTATCTGAAACAAATACTATAACAAGTGGAAACGGAACTTCATTAACATTATCACCATGAAAAGATACGATTCAACAAAAGTAATTCAAAGATGGGATGGTAAAAGAGTTTATAAGACCACCAAATATCCTATAATTGAGGCACAAGGCAGTGATGCTATTATTATATCCAATGAGACAGATTACTTGGATACTCTTGCCTATACGTATTATGGCGACCCTACTTTGTGGTGGGTGATTGCTTTGGCTAATAATCTTGGTAAAGGTAGAATGAGTGTTCCGCCTGGTTTACAATTGAGAATTCCAGCAAATATTAATGCCATAATAGTCCAATTCAATAATTTGAATAAATAAGTTATGCCTGCACCAATTATACCGTGGCAACCATCCAACATTCCTGGTGAAATTCAAGCCGAGTTAAATCGAAGAAAGACCAACAGGAGTTTCAATTTCATTGGTGCAAACAAGGCAAACTGGGGTCAAAATGGCGGCGATTGGAATACCTATAAAGGCCCGATGGTTTCTTGGATTCGTGTATGTTCAAATAGTGCCGGACATCCAAGAGTTCCTGTTCAATTAGACCAAAATGGAAATCCAATTTGTGATAATCAAAGATTTGTTCTTTACAGCGGCAAGGGATTTTATGATACTTATGGATTTACACCACCTTCAACTGTTGGCGGAGCACAACAACAAGTAATAGGATATACTCCCGGTGACTACGCAAATGGCAATTTTGGAAAGCCACACATCATTGAAAATTCTTTGAAGGCTCCAGCAGGAGAGTTAGGCAATTTTCCAATCCACGTCCCAGCGCCTGAAATTTCAAGACTTGAAGTTACAGTTCAAAAAGAATTACTAAGACGAGTTCAGATAGAGTGGGTGTGTTTTTCTTGGAAACAATTAGTTTACATGACTCCATATTTTCTTGTTCCTGGTATCACTTGTATGGTCGAATGGGGATGGAATCATTATAACGTTCAATCTCTTGTAAATTTAGGAGACATTGGAAAGATGCAGAGTTTGTGGGATAATGCCTATCCGTTATACACCGACAATATTATTCAATCGCATGGTAACTATGATGTTATCTATGGAATTATTACAAATTTCAATTGGAGTATTGAAGGTAATAAAATTATTTGCACAACTGAAATTACTTCAAAGGACAGATTATACACTGGTATAGCCAAAGATTATGGATTGTCTGTTGCCAATCAAACCGATTCAAATAAGAATGGTATATTCAAGTCAATAAGAGATTTCTTAAATGATAAAGATGGAAACATTCTTATCAATTTGAAAACCTTGGTAACATCTGCTCCTGTAGTAAATAAAACGGCATTAGGTCTTTTACAAAGAGACCCGAAGAACGGTATTTGGTATGATATTTTAAATCCATTGTTGACGGAAGGAACTCCTGAACAGATTGGTATGAGACTTCCACACGTATTTGGTGTATTTGCAGGAAGACCATCTGGCCCAAATCCAGATAATGATTCATATTACAACAATGAATTATTTGGGCCACCAAAAGATGGCGACTTTGATAAAAAAATTAAAGATAATGACCCAGATAACTTTTGGATTAACATGGGAATGGTGGTTGCTATTCTCAATCATTATTCTGCGGTTCCTAGTGGAGCAAAAAAAGGTAATAAGTCATTTGAAGTAGATATTCAAAATGCTGTTATTGGTGCCCATCCTAATTTAATTTCATGCGACCCAAAAGTTCTTATACCTAATTATCAAGCACCAAAGTTTCTATACGGTAACATTGGTATCATAGATAATGCAGGTGGACAGTATAAGGCCGACCCGACAAAACCATACACCTATCAAGTATTGAAACCAATCACGGTTGGCGACAATAAACAAAATTTGAAATTGAGAGACGTGTTGTTTCAATCTTTACCAATTCAAAACAATCAAAATGGTGGAGTGTGTTATCGTGATGATTTGGATGAAATCATAAATTACAATAGATACAGATATGTTGAGATAACTTCAAACGTTAAATATCCATTGACATCATTCAGTTTTCCTTCACAATTTACATCAGATGCGCCTTTGCCTGTAAGTCCAAGAGGATTGGCTGGAAATAAATTGGAAAAAGATTGGTCTGGTTTGTTATCAAATATTTACATTTCATTCAGCACATTAAAAAATGCCGTGGAAGATGATAATAACGCTTCATATCCAGACATTTATAGAGCAATATTACAAGTATTGATGGATGCGTCTGATGGTTTTTGGGATTTGGCCTTGGTTGAAGTTGATGGTGTTATGACTATTGCCGATAAAAAGTATATCGGAAAATATGCATTAGACCAACAACAGGACACAGTTTATTCTTTTGATTATGGTGACGCAGACAGCATCATTAAATCTTTGAAATTTAGACCTGTGTTGTCAGATGCCCAAGCAACGAGAACAATTTACGGTTCTACCAATAATAAAAATTCTAAATATCAATACATTGACAAGAATGATTTGTTAGACTATATGTTTAGAGATGCTGTGATAGGAACGCCAGAAGACAAAGCACAAGGCGACCCAGGCGATTTAGACAAACGACAGACTGCAAATGAACAACAAAGAGATTTGGTGAGAACCGTTCAAACCATCAATTCAAAATCCGACGACGGCTCTTTACAGATGTCATTGAACGCATATAGACGTTTTGACTCTCCGCCATCAGGCACACCGAAGGATATGCCTGAAATTGTTAAGTTGGTAATGCCAAATCAACAATTGTTGAGGTTGTTGGTTGCAGATGATGATACGGACAACAATCCTAGATATTGTGCCGTTCAGCCAGGAATTATTCTTGAATTGACATTGCAAGGTATCGGTGGTTTAAGGACATTCCAATACTTCCTTGTAAGAAATTTGCCAGAACCATACAGCGATAGAAATATTGTTTTTCGTATTACCGACGTTCATCAGACACTTGAAGCCGGTAATTGGGAAACGACCATACGTGCCCAACCACTGCCATTGAGGGGTTACATTAAGAATAAATTAAAGGGGCCATATATCAACAACCCAAATACTATCAACGGTTGGTTGCCTGATTCAACAACACAATCAAATTGACATTTTGACCTTGGACTCTTATCATATCCATAATGGTTGAGAGTTATAAAAAGTTCATAGAGAGTTGTAGGTATGTTCCAATTGTATTGTGGGCAATACCATCCGATGAATTTTTACATCCATGTGCTACGGACGTTTCTTTGGTATTTATAAAACATACAATCAATAATGAGACGTTTTGTGTGTCTTTTAATCATCCCGATTGTTCTTCTGTTGTAGATAAAGACACGTTTATTGCTGACTTGAATGGGTTTGAAGAAAAAAAGTGGGTATTCGATAAAAAATCTTTTTTGCAACTCTTGCCTGTAGAAAATCTTTTGGATTTTAATCTGTGGAAACATCTTAAAACCGGTGAAACAATTGATGAAGAACTTCTTGAAACCAATGCACATAGATTCATTTATAGAAGCAAACGTGATTGTGGCGATTTGAATAAAGTAGTTCCTTTGTTAAAACACAAAGAAGTATTTGAAAAAATTTGTGAATCATACTATCAGACCGACACAAATCTTCTTGACGAAGGATTTAAAAAAGAAAATGAGATTGTTATTGAAACTTTGGCCGAACTTGAATCAAATGGAATTTATGTAAATGGAGATTGTTTTAAAAAACATTTTGATGCTAAAATAAATCCTAATGGATTGGTTTATAGTCAATACAACATTTATACAAGCACAGGAAGACCAAGTAACCATTTTGATAATGTAAATTATGCTGCATTGAATAAGGATAATGGTGCCAGAAGTTGTTTTGTATCAAGACACGGAGAAGATGGAACAATGGTATTGATAGACTATTCTGCATTTCATCCACGAATAATATGTAATCTTGTTGATTTTAAAATGTCAATTGAAGAAGACATTTACAAGTATCTTGGTGAATTATATTTTCATAGAGAAATTACTGAATATGATTTGGAAGAAATAAAAAGTATAACAATGCGTCAACTTTACGGCGGCGTAGAAGAAAGATATGAAGGTATAAAATACTTTAGTAGTTTGAATCAATTCATTGACAAGTATTGGAACGAATTCAAAAAGGATGGATTTATCTTTACCCCAAGTTTTAAAAGAATTATTTCAAATGACCATTTAAAAGATGGCAATAAAAACAAACTTTTTAACTACATTCTACAGGCCACGGAAACCGAAGTATCAATGTCGGCGGTCAAAGTGGTAAATCAGTATTTGAGAGACAAAAAAACCAAAGCGGTCTTATACACATACGATTCATTGCTGTTTGATTTTCATAAATCAGACGGTAAAGAGGTATTGGAAAGAATCATGTCAATAATGAAAATGTGCAATCGCTTTCCAATTAAAGTTTATATGGGCGATTCATATAACACACTTACGCAAATCTATCCTTGATTTTGGAGATTTTTCCAATATTTATACATAAGTAACTGTATGAATAAGAAATTACTAGAAAAAATCATAAATGACGTTTCGTTGGACGAGAGGGTAAGTAATGGAATGTTCAGTATAGAAGAAGATGCACATATGGATGCTCTTCGTGAGTATCTTTCCAATAAAGGATTAGATGAAGAATCTGTGCGTTCATTCTCGAATCGTGTTTTAGAAGGCAAATATCCTGAAAGACAGGCATACAATGCCAAGGGAATCTTGGTAACGTTTCCTACACCAGAATATAAAGCCGAGGCAATCAAACGAGGAACCCATTTCGAAAAAGACCCAACAAAGGGACAATCAAATTTGTTTGGTGGTGGCGGAAGTCCTGCTCCAGCAACACCAAAAGCCGGTGAAAGTGATAAAAAAGAACCGGCTCCAGCACAACCAAAAACAAGTTTGCCTGTATCACAGGCCACAGATACACCTTCTCCTGATGGTGATGTGTCCGCACAACCTGTTCAAGCACAAACCACAGCCGCACCACAACAGACGCCAGTATCAACCCCAACTGACGAACCTGCAAAGGAACCAACCGATTTGCCTCCACCACCACAAAAGTCGCCTGCCGAAAAAGAGGCAGATAAAAATGCTATCAAGACTATTTTAAAAGGTGATGATTATATGTTGGAAGAAGTAGCCGAATTCGTTCGGTATAATGCTCCGCATATAATGGAAGAAATAAAGGAGAAGTTAAAATTATGAACGATAAGAGACAACTGCTTTGCACGTTCTCTTTGGTAGCATCATTCAAAAATACGATAGAAGACATTGAAAAATTTTATGTTGTAAATAACAACAAATTTTTTGTTTTCACAAACGTAAATGCTCCAAAAGAAGTATTCATCACATACAACATTGCCTGTGAAGGACGAGAATTTCCGAAATTCCCGAATACTATTTCAATCCACAGAAAGAAACAGACTAACACTCTTTACACTCTGAACGCTATGAATCAAATCATAAAAGACGAAAATGGTGGAGTGTTTGATAGAAAGTTTCCTGTCAATTGGGAACACTATACTAATTCTTTAATTATTACGGGAACACCTTCAATTCGCATCATTCCTATAGAGATTTTAGAAATACTCAATTAAGAAAACGCCAAAAAAATAAAAACTTTTTTGACTTTTTATAGGTTGATTTTTGAACGACTTCCATGTATCGTTCATACTTATTAGTAACAAGACAAGATTTAACAATGTAGTTAATGATTGACTTAAAACTAATTACTAATTAACACAAAAGGTAAATAATTATGGCATTAAACATGGACAGAGTTCGCACAAAACTCGCTTCGTTCGACAAGAACAAAAAAGGTGCAAAGAAGGCTCCAACGGAAGCCCAAGCAAAAATCAAACAATTCATTTGGAAGCCTGAGTCAGGCCGACAAGTCATTCGAATTGTTCCAAACCAATACTCACCAGATTTCCCTTTCATTGAATTGAAATGGCATTATGATTTCAACGGTGACAAGATTTCATATCTTAGTCCCGCCAGTAAGAATAAGCCAGACCCAATTGTTGAATTGGCAAACAGACTCGAAAAAGTCAAGGATACTTGGCTCAAGGGTCGCAAGATGCAACCAAAGTTGAGAACCTACGTTCCTATTATCGTTCGTGGTAAGGAAGAAGAAGGTGTCAAATTTTGGGGATTCGGTGTTCAAGTATATGAACAACTTATTGCCGCTCTTGATGAACCAGAATACGGCGACATCACAGATTTGGTAAACGGTCATGATATTCAAGTGGATTTCACAACGGCAGAAGATGCCAAGAAGGATTTCCCTGAAACGAAGATTCTTATCAAACCTAAGAATCGTCCAGTGATTGACCCTGAACATCCAAAAGTGAAAGAAATTTTGGAATTAATCACCAAGAATCAGCCTGATATCTTTGATATCTATACGCCGGCCTCCTATGAGGAATTGGCTGCTGCTCTTGAGATTAAGTTGGAAAACGAACGTAATGGTGTAGTTGCAGGTTCCGCTCCGAGAGGCGCAGAAAGAACTGCTACCGTTGCTCCAACACGTCAGCCGGCACCAGTTGCCGCAGATGATGACGACGACAGTGGTGTAACTCTGCCAACAGAGGAAGCCATCGCCGCAGCCGCTCCGGCCGCAAAGGTTACGGAAGTAGTTGCCCAAACTTCAAATGTGTCTCCTACGGCTCAAAAGGCCAAGAAAGCGGCAAGTGTTGAAGACTTCGAGGCAGCATTCGCAAACATCTTCCCAGCGAAGAAGTAAGTTTGAATAAACAAATAAAATAACTTGTCAGGCTACATCAAACGGTGTAGCCTGACTTAGTTAGTACTAAAAATATTTTTATGGCAAAAGGAAAATCTAATCACATTGATGGCGAAGTAACTAAGGTTCAAAAACTTGAACGCAGTGAACTTGCAGAGTTGGTGCATAAAGCGTTGAATAAGGCATCGGCTGATTGTAGTAAAGTGGCATACTTCTTGGATGAAGAAGAAGACCCTTCAATGGTTACGGATTGGATTTCTACGGGTTCTACTCTTTTGGATTTGGCAATTTCAAATCGAAAGAAGGGTGGTTTGCCAGTCGGAAGAATTGTTGAATTAAGTTCACAAGAAGCGGCCGGTAAGAGTTTGATTTGTGCCCACATTCTAGCCGAAACTCAAAAGATGGGTGGATATGGTGTTTTGATTGATACTGAAAATGCTGCTGCGCCCGAATTTTGGGCGTCGGTAGGATTGGATGTAAAGAATCTTGGTTACATTCCTCTATACAC